CCCATTTTGATATCATGTTTGGGTTCATTGAGATTTCTACAGTTGACTCTGTACTCAATTATAAAAAGTTTATGAGTTAACTTATATTGTTTTCCGGTTGATTTCCGGACATACCTTTTAACGACATGTACTGAGGTCGTGCTGAAAACCACACTTAAATTGCGGTAATTCGAATAAATGAATCAGCTTGGACGGTACCACCACCAAAGGTAGCTTGTACTTGCAAGGACACAGTGTCAGTACCGTTACTGGAGACGAAACATGGCGCTACAGGCAAAGCAAAAGATTGCACTGTCCCAATATTCTCTACAGCAATATTATATACAGCGGCCGTAACTGACCCTGCATTTTTGAAAAGTTCCACCTGGGCCGCAGTAATATTTGCTCCCCCACTGGTGAAAAACGTTGATGCATCCACAAGATAATTTCCTTGTGGCAACGTAATGATCCCTAAAGCGTTAACCCCACCTATACCATTAATGGCGTGTACACTCCATAATGCTGTATAAGTAACAGTTGTGGTGAGATTGCCTGATGCATCTCCAAACCACAACACTGAATTGTTAACAGGTGCTCCTGATGAAGGTTCCAAGATAGGTATAAGAAACTCAACAACATATTCAACAGCTAAAATACCAATTTGATTACTATTGACATTCGCAATGGTAGATATGTTCATTGTACCACAGTCATAAGTTTTAATATCACTTTGACCTGGGAGTTGTCCTGGACGCACAAAAAATCCATCTGTTAAAGTATTCATATACGCAGGTGGTATATCTAAACAGATAGATTTACATGGTAGATCAAAAACACGGGGATCAACGTTCAAGGCGTGTAATAGATCATTGGGAGGTGGATCACTGGCATCTGAGTCAAAACCTATCACAACAGAACCGACTCCATTAGTTGAAAATTCTGTTACTTGAGGTGTATATTCATATCTCAGTTTTTTGATTCGATATTTCTCCCATTGTTTGGCTTCTGTTGAAAGCCATGGAAATGATGCAACTTGTCCTGGATTAATAGTAAATGCTGTATTAACAAAACCAGACGATCCATTAATAGCACCAAGTTCTTCCCTAAAAGAGACTATTTTTGATTGCACTTTTTTCATACCTCTTCTCCCGTTAGTTCGAGTAGTAAAAGGCACTTGTTGGGGTAAAGGCGGTTGCTTATAACCTGCCATTCGATTTCTTTGTTTTTTAGGTTGACGTTTTGCCAACTTAAGAGTTGATTGCATTGCCCAATTTTTAACATCGGCTAATAATGCTTTAGAAGGTTGATTCTTTCTAACAACTGTAATTTGTTTTTTGTTTTGTTTTGTAGATTTCATAAAAAGTTTAGTGGTAATGCTTGTATCACAGCTTATTTGCATATTATATGCCTGCAACTAGCTAATAAGAGTCATCAACGGCGATTAGAGCCATGATAACAATGATTGTATAATATATGATGTGTAATTAATTACGTAAAGGTCTTCCTTCGTCAATTAAGACGGTATAGACTCGACTATTGGTCGGACGTCTGGGAATTAACCATAATCCCGTCTACCCATCTCAGTCATTTCTGGTGAATGAAATAGGCAAGGTATATGGGTGATATTATGATAAACTGCAATGATCTTTTGCATCTCATAATCAGTCATTTTGTATCTTTCATAACAAAAATCAAGAAAGTCGGCAGTTACGTCTGCAGGATTATCCGTTATTTTAATTTCCCACGGATTCCAAGCCAACTTCACCTTGTTGCCAATACGTTCAAAGCATAAACGGTGAATTTCAGTCTCGATAGTTTTATAAAATGAGTTATTTGCAAAAGCACCATAACCCATGATTTGTCCATACAAAAATTGACAATAACGGCGTGAAGCACTATGTTTCCTAGAAAAGCAGGATAGTGGATCCGTCAAACTTTTTCCAAATTTTGACAAAAAAGATGGCAATTTCGTCCAATGATATTGCTGATCATCTCCTAGAAGCCACACACCTTTTAAAAACGTGGTGTACCTCTCTTTATAATATAATTTTGGAATAACTCCGCAATCGCGGTAAGTTTGCTCTGGATCTTGTGAAGTCAAGGCCAGCATAGTTATTACAAAATTAGTTATAGTGTTTGCAAGACACGTAGCACCCTCTCCAGTAAATCTCATAGTAACCTCTCTCAATTCCTTAAGACGGAATTTACGAGGTTGGTTCTTATATGATGGCAACTGTATTTTACATTTATATAATTCTTTATGTATTTCTGCTGTCTCACCCAAACCACAATTTTCCAAGAATGTCCAAAATACTCCTAACAGATACTCATTCTGAGTTCTATCGTACTTACTAAAATCACATTCTATAAACTGCCTAGAGTCTTTCCTATTATCTATACCCATCATATCATCGCCCATACATATTATATGTAATCCAGGTCGATTAAGATGGCTGTTGAACCAATTATCTAAATGAACGTTTGTATAACCATGAGCAAAAGTAAGTGTCATGTTCACACCGTTCACTTTAAAATAATCATCTCCGGAGAAGAAACCATGGGCCAATTCCTCACTTAGTTTTGAAAAACAAGGACCTAATAAATCATGCCAATGGCCAGCTAAATTGCACAAAAAACGTGGAACACGTTTCTCCTCTCCCCAAAGCGACTCGTCTATTTTAATGTTAGCTGGCACATTAAGAAAACGACGTCCTTCTGACTCCTGTAAGCGGTGTTTTAAGATCATTCTACGTTGTTCAGCACGTAGAGTAAAAAACCACTTATCATCTGTATCTAATGAATTAAAAGGAGGGGTAAAAAGCTGAAGCAACTCATTCATATCTATCTGACATTCAGGTGTAGTTACAGTGTTTTCTATGCACAAAACACGCTTTTCTAAGGAAGCTTCCATATTCTCAAAACTTTGAGCAGGGCAAAAGAAATATGAAAGATTGTAACAGATTCCATAAAAATACACTTCTTTATCATTAGTAGCCTGTGTATTATACATGTCTTTCATGTATGGAATATGAGAACAAAGTAACCGCGCATTTGTAATATATTCAGTTGTTTCTTCATATGGTGTGTAAAGTCCACTAACAACCCAAATATTATACAAATTAGCATTATAACTATCACATGCGGCATTATAATGCAAATGATCATTAAGTCTTGCAGTAAAATTCTTTGCCATGGATTTTCTATGCCAAGATGAGTTACGACCATATTTGTAGTTCTCTAGTAAATCTAATAAGAACGCAAAACCTGGGAAACATTTAAACATCTCTTCAAGATAAACTCCATGTTCTCCTAATGACGGGAACAAAGATTTCTTTCCAAACCAACTTGAAAAAGGTCTTTCGATAGCATCTACAGTTTCACCACAAAAATTAGAAATTTTGTCGATTTTTTCTGCACAACGCCCTACTGCTTGTAACTTAGAAGAATGAGTCTTAAAATCATCTCCAACTTTTTGAGCAAACTTACCAGCGGATCTAATAGCATATAAACCAAGAAGTGCGGCGGCACTACACAACAGGGTTTTGCTTAGTCTAGCCCACGGTACATTATACGGTACTATGGGAACATGCAATTTCTTTGAACTGTCACCCTGTTTACTGATTTCTCGCTGATAAGTTTTTGATACGTGTTCTAATGTATTAATAAAACTAGTAGTGGTTGACCAATAATACATCAATACATCTCTAGTTCTCACATTCACTATCTCTTCATTCGACATTTGATTAATAAATGACATGACATGTTCACTATTTTTAATAGCTTGTGCATATGCCATGTAACCGGAATAACCACGTATTGGACCAATCATATTGTCCAACAACTCTTTAATAGGCACAGTAATTCTGCCCCTACACATTTTATTCCAACCAAATTTATTTAATATAGCATTCCACTCCCAATTAGTAAAAGGTTGCTTATATTCGAACGTATACCATACATATGGGGGTGCAAATTTGTTTTTCCTCATATACATGTTCGGCTCATTTAAAGGATCATAGGGCACAGTAACTTTCCAATCTTTCTTACTAGTAGTCCAATATTTACGTTCTAGTGGATTTTTATCAAATGGATTAAAATTGTCTGTTTCCTCTTCCTCAACATCATTGAGGGACTCTTTGACTTTCCGTGTTTCATCATTAAGAGCATGTATCAAATCACCAGTTTCTTTAAAATTTAAATTTCCAACTGGAATGACTGAAATATAGAATCGTTCGGGACGTCTATCTAAAATTTCACGAAGTATTGCATTTTGGACCTCAGGATCATATGGTAAAGCTAACATCATCTTTTCAAAATCTGGATAACGCTTCAATTTCTTTATTTTCTCTCCTTTTTCTATGCAATCTTCCATCGTTTCCCAATAATAATCTGGGTTATCAGCTACATGTGGATAATGTTCAACAGTTAAGCGCATATATTCTTCTTCTTCCTGCAAAGTTAAAGTTATGTCTTCTACTATTTCTTGTAGCTCTTCTGATTCTTGGATTTCTTCTAGTGTATCGTCTAAAGACTCATCTTCAACCTCCCCTTTCTCAAAAATGTCAGGAGCAAATTGTTGATTTTCTTTTTTACGCAAAATTTCTCTAGCTTGTTTAACCAACTCGTCAGGCAACTCCTCAGATGATTCATAATCTTCAAGACCCAAAATTTTATCTTCCTCTGCGCTAATTTGTTCTTGCACCATTGGATTCGATAATATTTTGTCATTGTGATAACATCTGAGTTTAGTATGACTTCCTGGCTTACAACCATGTCTGCGACATGTATCAGGACAGTCAATACGTAAGTGACCAAATTGTGAACACATACTACATTTGACAGTATGTTTACCAAAATTAACTTTTGGATTTTGTTTTTTATTTGGACAATCAGCAACAAGATGTTTGTCAGATTGGCATAAAAAACATGTCCTCGCTCTTCGAGAACTAGGGACCCCGTGTCCTTGCTCTTTTTTGGATTTGTGTGCTTCAATCTTTGAACGTGAACCTTTACTTGATCGATTAGGAGGAGCAGATGTCCCGGTCTGTTTCTCTGACTTGACTCGGTTAATCTTTCCTTGTACCTTCTCTTTCTTCGTATTAGTTGAAATTCTAGATCTACTCGGCTTTGTGTTATTTGTACTCATAGCGACTTTTATTACCCTGTTATCCCAGGGTGGTCATCCATATGACAACGTATATTCAGTGGTTGATGTCATCTACACTCACTACGTCTTGGTGGGCGGGAGACCGCGCGACCAATATCCCAGCTTAACTTACAAACTGCACGGAAAATTTGACAGTTTATTAGG